ATAATCCAAGACAGATAAGCACAAAGCAATATAAGGATTTAAAAGAATCAATTGAAAAGTTTGATTTAGTTGATCCTATTATTATCAATAAGGACATGACAGTTATTGGTGGTCATCAAAGATTGAAAGTTTGCAAAGACTTAAAACATACAGAAATAGATTGCGTTGTATTAGACTTAACAAAAGAAGAAGAAAAAGAATTAAATATAAGACTTAATAAAAGTGGTGGTGAATTTGATTTAGACATATTAGCAAATGAATTTGAAATAGAAGAACTAAAAGATTGGGGTTTTAAAGAAATAGAATTAGGACTTAATATAGACAAATTAGAAGAACCTAGTTTAGACGAATTAATAGAACAAGACAGTATTAAAGCACCTGCAATAAAGATAACTTTTAAAACAAATTCTGATTTAGAACAAGCAGAAAAAGAAATTAAAGAATTAATTAAATTATATAAAGGTTCATTTTACTCAATAAGTAATTAATATGATTTTAAAAAAAGCATCATATAAAGCTATAAAATATGCCTGTTTAAAATTCCATTATGCTAAAACAGTGCCTGTTGTAAATATAGCTTTTAGTATTTTTAACAATAAAAATGAATGGTGCGGTGTAATTTGTTTTGGGGGTGGTGCAGGTTGTAATATGGGAAAACCTTATAAATTAGTTCAAGGAAGATACCTTGAATTAAATAGAATGGCATTAAATGGAAAACAAGAAAGCACAAGTAAGGCATTGTCTTTATCTATTAAATTAATAAAAAAATATAAACCCTTAGTAAAATTATTAATTTCTTATGCTGACAAAGGACAAAAACATAAGGGCATAATATATCAAGCAACAAACTGGTATTTTGTAGAAGAAAGTGAAAGCAGTGGAAATGAAGTTTTTTACAAAGGAAAATGGGTGCACGATAGAGTTCCAAATACTTTACCAAAAGAAATCAGAAATAAATTAACATATAGAAAAAAACCAGGAAAATATAAATATCTATATCCACTAACAAAAGAGATGAGATTAATGTGCAATAAAATAAAAAAAGAATACATTAAAAATGCGAGTATAGCTTAATTGGTTAAAGCATTATGCAACCAGCATAAGGACGGGGTTCGATTCCACCTACTCGCTCAAATATAACGGAATAAAAACGGAACTATGAATAAATTTCCAAACAAAGCAACACAGTTTAGTTCTACTAATCAACCAAAAAAGAATGGTAGACCAAAAGGACGTAGAAATGTAGCTACAGTATTAAAAGAATTATTATCTGTGCAAGATACAAACATGGGTGGTGAAGGTGATTTCGGTTCGCCAATAGCAAAGATGTTAATACAAATAGCGTTCCATAAGGATAGTAACAACAATGAAAAGTTAAAAGCAATAAAAGAAATCTTAGACAGGATTGAAGGACTGCCTGACCAGAATGTTAACGTAAGTGCAACGCCACCTTCTTGGATCAATGAAGATGAAGAAACAAGCTAAACCATATTATGATTTAAAACAATCTAAAAAAAGATTATGCGTTTTACAGGGTGGAACAAGATCAGGAAAAACATATTCTATTCTACTTGCATTGATTGAATTTGCTTATAAGAATAAAGGCAAAGGACTTTATATCACAATTGCAAGAAAAACATTTCCTGCATTAAGGGGAACTGCAATGCGTGATTTCTTTGATATTATAAAAAAAGAAAATCTATATGACGAAAAGCTACATAATAAATCAAGCAGTTTATATACACTCTACGGCAATTACTTTGAGTTTATAAGCGTCGATCAACCTGCAAGAGTTAGAGGGCGAAAACGTGATATTCTATTTCTTAACGAATGCAATGAGTTTGGCTTTGAAGAATACACGCAACTTGCATTAAGAACTACATTTAAAATAATCATTGACTTTAATCCGTCTGACGAATATCATTGGTTATACACACAAATAATTGATGCAAATAGAAATGATGTAGATTTTCATATATCAACATATAAGGACAATCCGTTTTTAGATAAAACAACAGTATCAGAAATTGAAAGATTAAAAGAAGTAGATGAAAATTTATGGAGGGTCTTTGGTGAAGGTCAACGGGGGGTTGCAACCGAAACCATTTTCCCTTCATTTAATATAATTGATAGCATTCCAGAAAACGCATCTGAAATAGCATTAGGATTAGACTTTGGATTCTCTGCTGATCCTACAAGTTTAGTGAAAGTTTATAAACACGATTTGGATTTATATATTGATGAACTGATTTATGAAAAGGGTTTGACTAATCAAGATATTGCACATAAAATTAAGGGATTAGGAATAGACAGAAGTATTGAAATATATGCAGATAGCGCAGAACCTAAATCAATAGAAGAAATTTTTAGAATGGGTGGTATTAATATCAAACCTGCAAAAAAGGGCGCAGATTCTATTCGTATTGGAATTGATGTTTTAAAAAGACATAAAATAAATATCACTAAAAGAAGTATCAATGCAATTAAAGAATTTAGGAATTATAAGTGGATAAAAAACAAGAATAACGAAATAACAAACAAGCCAATAGATGCTTTTAACCATGCAGTTGATGCAGTTAGATATGTTGCATTAAATAAGCTAATGGTATCTTATTCTGGTAAGTATTATATATCGTAAAGACAAATAATAACAATTTATATTTATTAGTAATGAAAGAAGTTAAATTAACTATTCCAGATAGGTGGTCAGACATAACTATAGAAACCTATCAAAAATATGTAGAAATACAAGAAGGCAAAGGAAGTGAGAAAAACAAAGTTATAAAAAGTCTAGCGTTGTTATGCAATGTTAGTCCTTTTGTAGTTAAAAAAATGGCTTATAAAGACTTGTTAGAAATAATGAGCATAATAAAAAAAATGATTGACACAGAACCAGACAAAGAAAATTTTAGAAAGACATTTATGTTTAAAAAAGAAAAATACGGCTTTTGTCCTAATCTGTCTGGAATAACGACAGGAGAATACATAGACCTTGAAACCTATTGTAAAAACCCTATTGAGAATTTACATATAATTATGTCAATACTATATAGAAAAATAACATTTGAAAGAAACGAAAGATACACTATTGAAAGCTACAATCCAGATGAGTTTAAAGAAGAATTATTTAAGGATTGTCCAATGGATATAGCGTTAAGTTCGTTAGGTTTTTTTTTGAATTTAGGCGAACAATTAGTCAAGACTTCGCACAACTTTTTGAGCAAACAGGAAATGAAACAACAAAAGGCGTAAGTATGCAGAGCAAGTGGGGTTGGTATAATGTGTTATACAGTTTAGCTAATAGCATTTTAGATATTGATAAAATAACAAGAATACCGATTTTGCAAACATTGACTTATTTAGCTTACACGCAAGATCATAATAATAAACAACGAAACAACTATGATAACATTTAGAAATGTAGTCGGATATTTAGAAACCATTGCTGAAAAACATTTTCAAATTAACAGCTTTCATTCTGGACAATTAGATGAAGTAGATTTAAATAAACTCGGTGCGACTGATTATATTATTCTATATGCTGAACCAGGAACAGTAGTTGTAGATAAAGGTGTTTTAACTTATAACTTTTCTATTTATGTTATGGATATGGTTAGCGACCAAATAGGTGATGAACCCAATAGACAAAGAGTTAGTCGAGTAGATACATATTCCCAAACTTTAAGCATTATACAAGATGTTATTAATGAATTTCATCAAAACCTTTATTCTGATTCTTGGGTTGACAATGACGTTTTTTTAAGTCTACCAATAAACGCAGAACCATTTACAGCTAGATTTGATAATACTTTGACAGGTTGGGCTGCTAATCTAGTTATTGAAGTTCCTAATCAAAATAATCTTTGTGTTGTTCCAATTTCACCTAATAGCTAATGCAGTTTAAAAACACCATACAAGCAATGCAGAAACTTGGCGCAAATGTAGTCAAGGAAGGAAGGTCTATTCTAAAAAAGAAAAAAAAGCAAACAAGTGGAAATACATTATACAATGATTTTGATTATTTAGTAACAGCATCAGATTCTTCTGTTACTTTAGAATTTGAATTTGGGGGTGCAGAAGATTATTGGAAATTTGTTGATGAAGGTGTTAAAGGTGCAGGTGGATTTAAAGGTAGTGGAAAAATGCGAGGACAAGGAAGTCCTTTTAAGTTTTCAACTAAAATGCCCCCAAGAGGTGCAATTGATAGGTGGATTGTTAGAAAGCCATTAAAGACAGCTAGAAAAAACGGAAAGTTTATTTCAAGAAAAAGTTTAGCATTTTTAATTCAAAGATCAATATACCAAAGAGGATTAGAAAGAACACAGTTTTTTAGCAAACCATTTACGCAACAATTAAATAAAGAATCAGACGAAATAGTCAAAGCATTTGCTAATGATTTAGAATTAGCAATTGATAAAACAATAAAAGATTAAATTATGCCTAATATAACATTTGAGCAAGAGCCTGTAAACACAGCAGACAAAGTGCCTGTAATAACCAATTGGAACCCTATGATAGGCTATATGCTATACTATGACGATATAAGTGGTTTATTTTATTTTAGATTAGTATTAGAAGTTAGATTAGATAGTTCAACAGGAACATTAATTGCAAAAATAAAACAAAGAAGAAACGGATATGGTCCAGATAATAATGGCGCAACACAAAGAGCAAGAGCATTTTTTGATTTAAGGAGTATCGTTAACAGCCAATTAGTTAATACAGTAGAAGATCAAAACCCTAACGGAATACCTTTTGGATCAATTCATAAATTAGGCGCAAATTTAGGCGAAGATTCTGACGGTGATTTAGTAACTTTAAAAATCTTTAGCGTTAATGGAGATAGCAGAACAGATGAAACCCAAATGCAGACTATTTATGTAAAGGGCTATCAGCAGTCTAGTGATGCAGTTGATGCAATACCTTCAGAAATTACAACTCTAAATGTAGAAGATACACTTATTTATATGGCTGCTTCTTTGCCTTTATTAACAGCAAGAGATGACGAATCTGAATATATACAAGGAACAGCTTTCCAACCATATCAAGCAAGTAGTGGAACAGATCGTTTTTTAAGTGATGTTGGTATAACTACTGATCCAACTTATGGTGTTACAGGATATATTAACTACGTTCAATGGGATAGCACAACAAATGTAGGTGATTACCATACTGTTGCATTTTTAAATGATTTTGGAAATTTTTCTAGTGATTTAGATTTTATTGTTATCAAATTTTATGATGCTAGTGGCTCACTTTTAAGCACAGATACTGCAATTAACAATTCTACTTATGGTGGTTGGCCACCAAGCACATCAACAGGAATGGAAGATAAGCACAGACTACTTTATTTTGGTTGTGGTCCAGGAAACCTAGAAGGACAAACTATACCAGGATTAGCCAATGCAAAGCCTTCTGATGCAGCTAATGACGGTTGGGCGTATTACAAGATTCAAGGAATAGGCGCAGGGGGTGAAACTGACCCTGCTACGGCTAATTATTATTTTATAAAAGAGTCAGGAAGTTGCAAAGGTTTTAAAGTCAGAAGATTAGCGTGGCGTAATAGTGTAGGTTGTTATGATTATTTTAATTTTAAAATGAAATCTACACAGACAATAGAAGTAACTAGAAATAACTATAATACTATTATGGGAAGATTCAATGCTTCTAAATGGTATTATAACAATACTATGCGAGGCAAAAAGACCAGAGAAGTAACAGCAGTTTTAAAAGAAACATTGAATACAGATTGGATGACAGAAGATCAAGCATATTTAATGGAAAAGCTAATTATGTCAACAGATGTTTATATAGTTGAAAATGCAGATACAGAATTTACGCAAGGCGTTATGGTAACTGATTCTTCTATTGTTAAAAAAACTATAGCAAATGACAAGCTAATAAAATATACTATTCAGATAGAATACGCAAACAATGTAAATACCAATAGCTAATGAAAGTTCGTTTAGTAGCATATAGACCAAATACAACATCTGATACAGCAGACAGCACATTTCAGTTAGATTTACAAGAAGAACCAAATATATCTTTAAACTTTCAGTTTTCTGATATTAAAGAACCAGATGCAAGGAAAGGTAGTTATTCGCAAACTTTTAAATTACCATTTACAGATAATAATCATAAATTCTTTCAAAATTGGTATAATGTAAATATAGATACATTAGTTTTTAATACTAGAACAAAATTTGATGCAACATTATATGTAGGAACTGTTCCTCAATTTGAAGGATCATTGCAATTAAAAGCAGTATACCAAAAGGCGCAATGTTACGAAGTTGTATTAATGTCTAATGCTTCTGATCTTTTTAGCATTATAGGAGAAAAGAAGTTAAGAGATTGTTTAGGCTCTGAACTAAATCACCAATATAACGAAACGCAAATAGAGAATTCTTGGAATGGAAGCAGCAGTTCATTTGTAAATTCATCAGGGAATTCTTTAAGAGATACGCCAATTGGTGTTCAAAAAGTTATGTATCCTATGTCAGTAACACAACCAGAGTTTTATTGGGAACAAGGTAGTGGACAGTATTTAGATATGACGCAAGCTGATATTGCTGATTATGGAGTAACAGATGCTTTTCCTTTTATGGTTAGCTTTTTACAATTTAGACCTGCAATACAATTAAAAACATTAATGAAGTTTATTTTTGCAAGAGCAGGATTCTCTTATACTTCTAATTTTATTGACGGATCATTTTTTGGTAAGGTTTTTATGACTACAGGAAACCATTTAGGAGAAAGCACACTTCCAACAATAGACAGTAGCAATGAAGATTTTTCTGGAAACCTAAATGCAGGAAATGAGTTTGATTGGGGTTTTTATCCTTCTGGTAATTTTCCAACTAATGGTGATCCTGTTGATTTAGTTCCAACGCCTGTAAGAGCAGACACAGTTTGTCCAAATGAAAACTTATTAGGTCAATGGGATGCAACAGATATGTATTTTACAAAAACACACCCTACACAAACAGAAATTTTTGTAAGACATAGAATAACGCATGTTGGATTGAATACAGGAATGGTATTTGATGTTTATTTAGAAGGTTGGGATACAACTACAAATTCACCTATAGAATCACAGGTTTGGGATCAAATAATTGGAGTTCAAATAGGATCTTCTAATCAAGCATACAATCACTCTTTAGATATTACAAATTTACCTATTAATTATGCTTGCAGAATAATGATGAGACCAAGAAATTGTAGCTATGTAGGTCAAGGAAATAGTTTTTTAAAATTAGGCGCAGACAATGCTTTCGAATGTGGTGGCGATACGTTGCATAGCAGGGTTAATGTTACTTGGGATAATTATTCTTTAGGTTTATATAATGGAATAGTTAATATGCCTATGTGCATTGATCCAGAAATAACGCAAAAAGACTTTTTAAAAGATATTATTCAAAGATTTAATTTAGTTGTATTATCTGATCCAGATGACTCTTCAAACTTAATTATAGAGCCTTACAACGACTATCTAGCTGATAGTAGCATTAAGGATTGGACAAAAAAATTAGATCTTTCAAAAGAAGTTATTTTAAAAGACACTACATCACTACAGAAAAAAAGTGTTCATTTTACCGATTTAGAAGATGATGATATTGCAAACAAATCATTTAAAGAAAAATATCCTAGAATAAATGTATATGGTCACGTAGATATAGAAGTAACTAATAACCAATTTGCAACAGGTGAATTGAAAAATAATCCAATTTTCAGTCCATATATTAATAACAGGGTTTTTGTTAGTCAGTATCAAGGAATTGAATCTTATTCTGACAATATGGTTGTTCAATATGAATACAGCTACAATAGAAATGAAGATGGCGAAAAAATACCTGTAACAAGCGCAGAAACAAATCCGAAATTATTCTGGTATAATGGAACAGCAACTACAGTTAGAGATGCAGACAATAATGCCTTAACTTATAATTTACATTACCAGCCTGTTGTCGGTCAAGCAATAACAGCATTTGATTTTAACACTTTTCCTGTTTGCACGCCTTACGACATAACGCCTGTATCAGATGCTTATACATTAGGTCCAACAAATAAAAGTTTGTATTGGTGGACAAACCCTCCAATAACTGAATCTGATATTTTTAATTATTCTGAAAACAACGGAACATGGTCTGCAAATACTTTATATGGTCTTTATTGGAAACCATATTTAGACAATATATATAGCACAGATGCTAGAATTATGGAATGTCATTTAAATTTAAGTGAAGTCGATATATTTAACTTTAAATTTAATGATGAGATTTTTATAAAAGAAACTTATTATAGGATTTTAGAAATATCAAACTATCAAGTCGGACAAAACGCATCAACAAAAGTAAAATTATTAAAAGTTATTGATGCTCTTAATAATTGCGCTGACTGTAATTATGTTCCTGCATTATTTGAAGGATCAAACCTATGGAACGGAACTTACTATGTATGGTGTCCAGAAGGGACTCCTAATTGTTCACCAACATTTCCTACAATGTTATATACTGACATTGAGTGTTGTGATTGTATAGGTGGAGTAGTATACGACACAGGTTTTTATACAGCTTGCGCTTTAGCAGGAAGTTTGCCTTTAGCAGTTCAAGACAATATACAGTTAACTAGTATACTAGGACAGGGAACATTGCGTAACGTAATATCTGATGCTTTAGGTGGATTAAATAAACCACTTATAAGGGGAATTGACAATAACAAATACAGTAGAAATATCTTACCTTCTTTTGGTGATGATATGATGATAAAATACAAAAGCAAAAGAAAAACAATTCCACAGTTAAAAGGTGAATCTCATAAGTTTGTATTAACAGGACATACAGTCGGAAATACAAGAGGTTATGCTTATCCAGAAGGATCAGAAAACAGCAAGCCACTAATAATACCAAAAAACACTAATTGTGTAATTAGAGTTAAAGGAATTGCAACAGTAATTGGTGGAACAAGTTCAACGCACCCATTAGGAACAACAGAAGCGTTTGCATATTATACGGCATTCAAAAATACTGTTTCAGGATCAACGCAATTAGGCGTAGCAGGTGGATCAAGTGAATTTCAAATCCGTGAAGGTGGTATTGCTATTAGTTGTTCTTTGTATATAGATATGAATAATGAAGTTTTGCGATTTGGATTAGATGACAGCGAAACAGATACTAAAAGAATATGGGAATTGAGCGTTGAGCTAGATATTAACGAAGTGCCTTATTTTTCATCAGCTTATGACGAAAATTATGCTTTATATCAAAACGCAGATTATATACTATTTCAAAACGGAAAAATTTTAATATGGAACTAAAAAGATACATAGAAACAACAGCAGACTTAATTATACCAAGTATTGACCATTTGCAATTGGTAGATTACAAAGACAAGGAATTGGACTTTGCTTATGGAATGCAAGAATACCACACAAGTTTTAGAAGAATGTTTAAAGAAATAATTAGAATACTATGGCGGAGGTAAAAACAGTTAAAATAAATGTAGATGCAGGAGACGGCATCAAAAAAGTTAACGAGTTAAAAAAAGGCGTTCAAGATACATCAACGGCTGCATCTGGTAGTAAAGGCGCATTTAGTAAAATGACAACAGGCGTTAAAGGTTTAAGTTTAGCATTCAAGGCATTAGGTATTGGTTTAATTGTTTCTGCATTAATGAAGCTAAAAGACATATTTAGTGGAAATATAGAAACAGCAAGACAATTTGAAAGAGTATCTGCTAGATTAAGCGCAGCATTTGATGTAATAAGAGATAGAGCAGAAGATTTTATTAAATCATTAATTGCATTAAAAAACCCTTTCAAAGCATTTAAAGATGCGTTTACAGGAACAACAGCAGAGATAAAAGAAGAGACAAAAGCAGTAGATGAATTAACAATTGCATTGCAAAAAGTTAGAGATGAAGAAAGGGAAATGGTTATTGAAAGAGCAAAAGCAAATAAGATAATAGCAGAATCAAGACTTTTAGCAGAAGATGAAACTAGAACAATAGAAGAAAGATTAGTTGCATTAAAAAGAGCAGTTGCAGAAGAGCAGAGGGTGGCGCAAATGGAATTAGATACACAACAGAAAAAAGTTGATGCCTTGCAACAAATAATTGATCTTGGTAAATCTTCCGAAGAAGATATGCAAAACCTAGCTAATGAAAGAGCAAGATTAATTGATTTACAAACTTCTTCTACTCAAAGACAATTAAGAGTTACTAGAGAGGTGAACACAATGGAACGTGAATTACTTGCAGAAAGAAAAAAAGATAGTGAAAAAATTATTGAGTTAAAAGCAAAAGAAGTAAAAGCTGATGACGATGCTTCAGCTCAATTTATGAAGAACCAACAGAAGTTGGCTAAAGCTAGATTAGAAGATTCAAAAAATCAAGTTAAATTAGAAGAATTAACACAGGAACAAAAAGAAGCAATTATGCAAAATGCCGTTTCTGGTGTTGTAGCATTGTTAGGTGAAGAAAGCAAAGCATCGAAAGCAATTCAAGTTGGTATGGCTATTAGAGATACTTATGTTGGTGCAACTAAAGCATTAGCACAAGGTGGTATATTTGGCGCAATTCAAGCAGGTGGTATTATTGCAATGGGTCTTGCTAATGTTAGAAAAATAATGTCAACAGGTGATGAAGGTGCAAGTGCAGGTGGTGGTGGCTCTGCATCTGGTATAGATACTGAATCAAGAGAACCTGCAGTTGTTGGTGATATGTTACCAAATATGGAAGAAATTGCAGGACCAACATTAGGCGAACCACAACCTGTT